TTGGGTTGGTCGACTTCGTCATGCTTGCGGCCGGTGATGAAGCACAGCGCCTTGATTAGATCGCGGATCTCATCTGACTGGGTGCCGTAGGTCTTGATGTTGACGCCACGGTTGTTCCATGTGCGCTCCGCCATGTAGGCCCGGATAAAACGGCGGTTGATCATGTAGCCGGAATTCGTTACCCAGCCCTCCAACCCGTAGCGGTTCTCCTTCGTGTGGCGAGTGAGGTTGTCGATGGCCTCCTCCACTGCACGATCGACCCGCTGATCCTGGGTGCCGGCGACGATCTGGAGCATCCGGTAGATGTTCCGCTCCGTGAAGGGGATCCTGCTCTGCTGCTCCACGAAAGCGTTGATGTCCTTCGCCAACTGGCTGGTGGCCATCTGAGCCGGCAAGAATTCAGCGAACACATGCTTCCAGGCGGCCTTCTGCAGCCCTTTGCGGAACCGGTTGCGGGTGACCGGGGCCCCCTCAACCGTCACCTGCAGGCCCAGCTCCTGGCCGAAGAACCCGTCGAGCACCGTCCGCAGGCGCACGCCGGCCTCCACCTGCTCGTCGTAGATCCGGCAGGCCTCCACGTAGCGATTCACGATGTCGCGGGACCGCCGATAGGGGATCAGTCCCTGGCCCTGGGCCTCGATCTCGTCGGGCCCTAGGAAGAACCCGTCGAACTCGTCCCCGCTGGGCTTGGCACCGGGCTTGGTGAGCCTGACCATGCCGACCACCACCTTGGTGGGGCGCTCCGCATTGGCGAAGCACTCGCCGAGGCATTCCTTGCTGCCGTAGGCGTCAACCAGGTTCGAGAGCTGCAGCTGCAGCCGCCGGTAGGTGCCCTCGCAGGTGTTCCAGTTGCACAGCGCCACGATCTCGCACCCTGGCGGGGCGATCTCCCAGGCGTGGAGGATGTGCCGTTCGTCCGCCGAGAAGGGCGGGTTCATGGCGATCAGGTCAATGTGGCTGACCTGGTCGGCGGTGATGAGCAGGAAGTCTTGGCAGCCGTGCAGCGGCGTGGCGCCGGTGATACCCGCCAGGATCTGCCGGAGCGATTCCTCCCTCTCACACCAGTCCACCTCTTCGGCGCCACGGGCCAAGCACTCGCGCACCAGGTCACCCTTCCCGGCGGAGGGCTCCAGCACGGTGCGCCCCCGCAGGTCGAGCGGGTCGAGCATGGTGGCCGCCACGTCGGGCGGGGTGGGGTAGAAGTCGGGACCGAAGAGGCTCACGGCGTCCCCTCCACAACTCTCCACCACCCTGAACCACCCCAGGCACGCTCCACGCGGCCCAGGCCGGCCTCTGGTGGGGCGGCGTTGATTGCGGCGATGCGGCGGGAGGCTGATGTCTGGCAGCAACGCCAGGCGTCACGGATGCGGCGGATGGCGAGAACGTGGTCGGTGATGTCGGTCACTGCCCTGCCCCCGCCTCGCGTCCCATCTCCGCCAGCCGTCGCAGGTGGGTCGCCGTGCTGCCAGCGGGGTGCAGGTGCCCCATTTGTGCGGCAATCAGCGTCAGCCAGCGGCCTCGCTCAATCGCGGTGGCCTCGGCCCACATCGCTCCATTTTGGCGGGCGAGCGTGAACGCCTCCATGGAGGCAGCCAGCTCAGCCTCACGGCGGTCAAGCTCTGCCTCCCTGGCCTCGATGGCCAGTTCACGGGCGCGGAGCCCGGCGGATTGCTCCGCCAGCTCCGCGAGGATCGTGGCAGCCATCAGAACGGCACCTCCTCGTCACTGGTGTCGCTGGTGGCCCAGGCGTTGGGCTGGGTGAGGGTGGACTGGGTGGGGGCCGCGGCGTTGCGAGGCGCCGCCACAAGGCTCCAGCTGGTGACCCTAAGGATCCACTGCTCGACCGTTTCGCCGGTCTTGGTGCTGACGTAGCTGCTGGACTTGACCCGGCCCTTCACGTCGATCAGGCTGCCTTTGGCGATGGTGTCGGCAAACTCGGCTGCTTCATTGCCCCAGATTTCGAGGCGGAGCCAGTCGGTCTTGTCGCGCTCGTCCCGTTTCCGGTCGGGATGGTCAACCGCCAGGTCGGCATTCGCAACTTGCGAGCCGGAGTCGAAGGTCTTGAGCTTCGGATCGCCTGTAACTCGCCCCCGGAACTCGTAGGTCTGGGCGCGGAGCAGGGCAACGATGGACTGGTGCATGGGATTCGTGCGGGTGAGTGGTCAGATTCGGATGGTCAAGCCGCCGGAGCGGCCCAGGTGAGGGGGGTGTCGTCGGGGTCGTCGGTGGGGTCCTCTGATGCAAGGTCGAGATCAACCTCTTCCTCGGCTTCCGGGTTGGAGGGATCGCGGGCGATGATGCCCACGTTGGCAGTGGCGGCATCCTCCGGCTCGATCACCCCTTCCTCCAAGGCATCGCGCTGGGCGATCTGGCGGCGGGTGCCGATCTTGGCCTTGGCCGGGTCGACGGCCTCCCCAGCCCTCACCCCCAGGGTGGCGCCGGTGCGGGTGTCTTGCCCGGCGTTCCATGCCTGAATCGTCGCGGGGACGTTCAGGGCCTGGTTCAGGATCTGAGCCTGCAGCTTGGTGGGCATGGCCTCCAGGGACCGGCCTTCGTTGCACTGCACCAGGAGGGCTTGCATTCCGAACGCGGTCAGCCCCACGGCGCGGGCCTTGGCGCGGATCTGATCGGGGATTGACATTGCCGGGGCGCCTTCGTCAAGCCAGGCGGCCATCTCGGCGCCCAGGGCCTCGCCTGGATCCGGCAGGCACTGGTCTTGGAACTTCCCGGAGCGGTCCTTGATCACCGTGAGGATGTGCTCGGTCGACAGCTCAAACAGCATGTCGAACTCGTACTCGATGCCTTTGCCCTGCTCAGGGGTGAGGCCGACCCGCTTTGGGGCGGACTTGCCGCCGCTACCGGTGACCTCGGTGGTCCACTCGGTCTTGGATCGCATGGTGGCGATCACGTGGCCGGGGAAGTCGAGGATGGCGTCGATCAGGGCCTTCTGCTTGGGGGTTCCGTCGCTCCAGGCGCTCCAGGTGTTGCCCCTGTACTTGGCCTTGGCGATGGCGTCAACCTCGGTCAGCAGCTCCTGCCAGGCGTGGGTGAGGCTGTCGATGATCAGCACGTCGTAGCCGGCCTCACCGGCGCCGCGGATCGCGGTCACGTAGTCGCTGATCCGGTGCTTGCCGGCGCCCAGGTCGCACACGTCAAAATCGAAACGGTCCGCGTACTTACTGGCGGTGCGGCGCTCGCTGTCGATCACAGCGATGCGTCCGCCGATGCCGGTGGCCAGTCGCAAGCTGGTGAAGGTCTTGCCGGCGCCGGACGGGCCGAAGATCGCAGCTCGGAGCTTGGCGGCCTCCTTGGTGGCCTTCTTGAACATGGTGGTGTCGTGGTGGCTCCCAGAATCATACCTCATCCGTTGCGCCCGCGCATCATCCCGCCAGGATCCCGGCCGCCTCCTCGGGGGATCGGGCCACGCCAGCCAGACCGCCGAGGCGTTTCACCGTCTCGATGAACGCGGTCTGATCCTTCGTCAGCCGCCCCGTGGGGGATTTCACCTCCACGGCGGCGAACCGGGCGATCCGCTGGCCCACCAGCTCGGGGCCGACCACCAGGGAGCGGAGTCCGATCAGGTCACTGCTGCCGACGCACAGGCCCGCGTGCAGGGGGCGGCCGGCGCGGATCACCACATCCCCCGGCCGGAGCCCCCTGGCCATCGCCGCGAGGTTCCCGGCGCTCACCCTGGTGGCCTGCCCGGTCCACCCCGTCCCCACGTTGTTCCGCCAGAGCCGGGTGTCGCCGCTCCCGTGGGCGATCAGGATCCGTTGCTGGATCGGGTGCTCAAGGGTGGCCATGGTGGCGCCGGTGCGGGTGTGGATGCCCCCGATGCTGCCACGGCTTAGGGGCGGTGGGGATGCTGGCGGTAGAGCGGAAATAGGTCGTGTCTGAGGATCCCGTCAAGCCTGCTGCGAATCCCTGGGGGCTGCTGGCGGTGCAGATCCTGCCGGGGCTGATTATCGGGTTGGCTGTGAGCGTTGCCGATAGTGGCAGGCACGACGATCGACAAACAGCGGCGAAGTTACAGGAGATTGCAATTCAGATGGGGAAGAATACTGAAACCCTGGTGATGGTATGCAAACAACTGGAAGAGAAGAACAAGCGTGATAGTGATCAGGATTTGCGCCTGAATAACCTAGAG